ATCTACATATGTTCTTGTAGCTGACGTATCCCGTGGCAAAGGCCTTGATTATTCTACATTTTCTATATTGGATGTTTCCAAAATGCCGTATGAGCAGGTATGCACATTTAGAGATAATTTTATCGGACCTGTGGATTATGCTGATGTTATTTTTAGAATTGCAAAACTCTACAATGGCGCTCAGGTTTTAGTAGAAATAAATGATATTGGTGGCCAGGTTGCAGATACACTTTTTTTGGAATACGGCTATGAGGAGATGTTATCTACTGAAAGTGCTGGTAGGTCTGGTAAGCGTATATCCGGTGGTTTTGGTAAAAACGTAGACCGCGGCATCAGAACTACTAAAACTGTTAAATCAATAGGATGTTCTATATTAAAACTGCTTATTGAGCAAAATCAGTTACTATTGCACGATTTTGATACAATTCAAGAATTGGCTAGATTTTCGCGCCGCGGTGCTTCATATGAAGCAGAATCCGGTGCTCATGATGACATGGTAATGACTCTTGTGCTATTTGCATGGTTGACCGACCAAACTTTCTTCAAGGATATAACTGACATAAATACCCTTATGAAATTAAGAGAAAAAACGGAAGATCAAATGGACGAATACCTATTGCCATTTGGTTTTGTAGATGATGGAAGAGACTTTGATCAAAACTATTTCTAACTTTAGTAAAGTTCCGCCTTTTATAAATAAAACAAGATAAAGGCAATTTGACTGAAATTTCATATATAAAAGGAGAAAAATATGGTTTTTTCTGTAAGTCCATCAGTTACGGTACGTGAGGTAGATTTAACTACTTCAATACCGGCAATCACTACTCCACCGGCTGCTATAGCAGGTGTATTCCGCTGGGGTCCAACAAACGAAAGAGTTCTAATATCATCTGAAGTAGAATTGGTAAATGTTTTCGGCAAGCCCACCGATTTTAATGCAGAAACATTCTTTACCTCTGCTGACTTTCTTTCATATTCAAACGCATTATATGTAACACGAGTAGTTGATGGCGCCTTGGTTGCCAATGCTAGTGATGATAGTTCTAATGTTGTACTGCAAGCAAAATATCCCGGTGCAGTAGCAAACGGTCTTGAAATATCATATGTCGTAACGTCTGACACTGGTAATACAGATTCATTTGCATCAGATAGCTTTTCAATAGGTTCTACATTTGACATTGGTTTCCGTGACTCTACCTTAGATGTAACTACTACTGCTGAGTTAAGTGAAATTGATCTAAAAATAGGTGATATTATTAGATTGAATACGTCTACTGGTTTCCAGGACATGGACGTCATATCAATTGAAACTACTAACATAAATGAAATTTCAAACACAAATATTGAATATACGCATTCGGTCACATTCGGCCAAAGATACTCATTAACTGCATCTCCTTCATCAATTTCTCGCCGCTGGGCTTATGCAGGTGCGGTAAGTTCAGCTCCTGAGCCTGGTAGTATGCACATAGTTGTAGTTGATATAAGTGGTGAGTTTACTGGAACAGCCGGTCAAATACTAGAAAAATTTGAAAATCTGTCGGTAAAGGCTGATGCTAAAACATCAGACGGTACAAATATCTACTATAGAACATTCCTAGAAGATAAGTCCGCATTCATTAATCCTGGCGAAGAACAAATTGGCGATCCGGTAACTGGTACAATTGCAGCAACTCGCCAATATCTATCACTAGCAGGTGGTTTTGATGGTGCTTCGGAGGGTGTAGTTTCCTTGGGTGCGGTTGCTTTAGGCTATGATCTATATAAGGAAGCAAATGATGTTGATGTGTCATTTATTCTACAGGGTAGAGCACTAGGCGGTACTAATCTTGCTAACTATCTGGTATCTAATATTTCAGAATACAGAAAAGACTGTATGGTCTTTATATCACCAGAATCCATTGATGTTGTTAATATCGCAACAGAACAAGGTAAACTGAACAATGTAATTGAGTTTAGATCAAACTTACAGAACTCATCATATTGGTTTATGGATAGTGGATACAAGTACAGATATGATAAGTATAATGATAAGTATCGCTGGGTACCTCTAAATGGTGACATGGCAGGCATTTCATCTCTAGTAGAACCATGGGAATCACCAGCTGGTTTTAGAAAAGGTAGAATCCGCAATTCCATAAAGCTTGCCTTTAATCCTAACAAGGCTCAACGCGACCAGCTATACGGCAATGATGTAAACCCTGTAATTGCGCAGGTAGGTCAAGGTACTATATTGTTCGGTGACAAAACCGGCTTGGGTACTTCTACTGGTAGTGCATTCACTAGAGTTAATGTTAGAAGACTCTTTATCACAGTTGAAAAGGCAATCGCCACGGTTTCTGCTCAATTCCTTTTCGAATTTAACGACGAATTTACACAAAATCAATTCCGCCAAATAGTAGATCCATTTTTGCGTGATATTCAGGGTAGAAGAGGTATAATTGACTTTAGAGTTATTTCAGATTCTACTGTAAATACACCAGATGTTATAGATAGTAACATCTTCCGCGCTAATCTGTTTATTAAACCAGCAAGATCGATCAACTTCATTGAGCTTACATTTGTTGCTACTAGAACAGGTATTGAGTTTGATGAAATTGTCGGTCAGCAGTTTTAATATAAATAGATAAAAAGGAGAACAATACAATGGCATTCTCGGTAAACGAATTTAAATCACAACTAATAGGGGGCGGTGCTCGCCCCTCATTATTCCAAGTACAAATAACGAATCCTGTAATAGGTGCAGCTGATTTCAAGGTGCCGTTTATGGTAAAGACTGCTGCATTGCCTTCATCAACACTAGGTGAATTTACTGTTCCGTATTTTGGCAGACAGGTAAAATATGCAGGTGATCGTACATTTGAAGCTTGGACTGTAACGGTAATCAACGACGAAGATTTTGCAGTACGTAATGCAATTGAAGCATGGTCAAATTCTATTAACTCACATGTTTCAAATACCAGAGCTTTACCACAGGATTATAAATCAGATGCGGTAATTACTCAATATAGTAAAGATGGGTCAGTGCTAAGAGTTTATAATTTCCAAGGCTTATTTCCAGTAAATGTTGCTGAAATTGGCATGGGTTGGGAATTGACTGACCAGATTCAAGAATTTACTGTTACATTTAACTACGATCTTTGGACCATATCAGGTGGATCTACAGGTAATTCTACTACATAAATTAATATATAAAGGATGAACTAAGTGAGATTATTTGGTTTCGAAATAAAAAGATCGGATGAGGGGAAAGATGCTTTAGTATCCTTCGCTGAGCCGATTAATGATGATGGTGCTCTCAACGTAGGTGCTGCCTTAGGCGGTGCCTACGGTATGCTTTTAGACATCGAGGGCTCTGCAAAAACAGAGGCTGAATTAGTAACACGATATCGTTCAATGGCATTGACACCTGAAGTTCAACAGGCGGTAGATGAGGTAGTAAATGAAGCAATTAGCATCAGCTCACATGAGCGGGTAGTTGAAATTGTACTAGATGATGTTGATATACATAAGAAAGTAAAAACTCGCATTGAGGAAGAATTTGAAACAGTTCTAAAACTACTCGACTTTTCAAACACCGGTTATGAAACCTTTTCTAAATTTTATGTTGACGGTAGATTAAACTATCATGTTATTATAGATGAAAAGAACTTAAAGGACGGTATAAAAGAACTTAGATACCTAGATCCTCGTAAGATTAGACTAATTCGTGAATTAGATCAAATACCCATGAAAGATCAATTCCAAAGTGCTACAGTTAAAAAGATCCGAAAGGAATACTATCTATATTCTGAGAGTGGTTTTGGTAACAATACAACTAGAACTTTGGTTGCTGACCAGAATATTGCGGGCCTTAAAATTGCAAAAGATTCAATCGTAAGAGTAACATCGGGCCTTGTAAATGAAACAAATTCAGTAGTTCTTTCGCATCTGCATAAAGCAATCAAACCACTAAACCAGCTGAAGATGCTTGAAGATGCAAATGTAGTTTATACCTTAACACGTGCGCCAGAGCGCAGGGTATTCTATATTGATGTTGGTAACTTACCAAAAGCTAAAGCAGAACAATATCTATATGATATGATGGCTAGACACAAAAATAAAGTTGTTTACGATCCCGTCAGTGGTGAAATCAAAGATGACCGCAAGATGATGTGTTATGATCTAAGTACAAAAATTCCTCTGCTAGATGGTAGAACTCTTGAACTTAAAGAGATAATGAAAGAATATGAAGAAGGCAAGCAGAACTGGGTTTATTCTTGTGACCCCGTAACTGGCAAATTCTATCCTGGTCCGGTATCCTGGGCTGGTGTAACCAAAAAGAATTCTGAGGTTGTAAAAGTTGTATTTGATAACGGTAAGAGTGTTATTTGTACTCCTGACCACAAATTTCCAGTATGGAATAAAGGCTTTGTAGAAGCTCAACATCTAACTCCGGATGATTCGATTATTCCTGGTTATAGAAGACAAGTAGAGATCACTCCAGGTGGTGCTAAATACGAGCAGATCTATAAGAATGAGACTCAGACCTGGGAGTTTACACATAGAGAAATTGCAAAGTGGAAGCAAGAAGAAGATCAGCTGGGTGCTGAATATGTATCAAGTGAACCTGATACTGATATTGCTGCCGGCCGTAGCATAGTTTCCGTAGAAGTTCTTGAAGAACGTATGGATGTTGGTTCAATGACAATTGATAGAGATGAAACCTACCATAGTCACCATACATATCTTATAGATGCTGGCGTTTATACAAAAAATACCATGACCGAGGACTATTGGTTTCCTAGGAGAGAAGGAAACAGATCTACCGAAGTCGAAACTCTACCATCAGCAGGCACCCTAAGCGACAACGAAAGCCTTATGTACTTTCAAACCAAACTATATAAGGCTATGAATGTTCCTGTCGCACGCCTTCAACCAGAAACAATGTACACATTTGGTAGAACTTCAGAAATTACCCGAGAAGAACTAAAGTTCGCCAAGTTTATTCAGAGAACTAGAGCTAGATTCTCAATCTTATTTGACAGGTGTCTTGAAAAACAACTAATCTTAAAGGGTGTTATATCTCCTGATGAGTGGAAGGATATCCAGAATAGTCTTCGTTATGACTTTATGAAAGATAACTTCTTCGAAGAGTTAAAGCAAGCAGAAATTCTAAGAGAAAAACTATCAACTCTTCGTGATATTGAAGATCACGTAGGTAAATATTTCTCACGTAATTGGGTCCGTAAGAATGTGATGTTTATGTCTGATTCTGATATTGAGGAAATGGATAAAGAAATAGAAGCTGAAAAAGCGGCAGGTGAATACGATGATGGTATGGATGATAGGGAACCAGATGATTTACCACAACACGAGGAAGATCCACAAGCGGATGACCAACCACCTGAGGATGATGAGCAACCGGCCGAGGAATCACTACTTATAAATAGCACTAATACACTCAAATCATATAAACGAGGCAGAAAATGAAGTCTTTCAAGAAACTAATTTCAGAGGTTGCTCAGCCAAAATCCGAGGATGAGAAGAACTTCAAGGATAAGCATGTTATAGAAATTTCCCCACATCCTGTTGCTTTAGATAGTCAACATATAGGTGATACTACTGATGGCGTTATAAATGCTAAAACAGATAGACCAAAGAAGCACAAGCGTATGGCTGATTATAAAAAAGGCGAAGATGAGGCAGTATATGAGGGCATGGATCTTGATGGTGAAGGCCTAGCACAGCGACTAGATCGTGCACGCAAGATGGAACTTAAGCAAAAGATCTACGACGAAGCTAAACTAGATCCAGTTGGTCAAGAAGATGACGACATTGATAATGATGGCGATGTTGATGATTCAGATGCTTATTTGCACAACCGCCGCAAGGTAATTAAAAAGGCAATGAAAGAATCATTGGAAAAGATTACTGAAAAGGCAAAATCCGAAGCACAACAGAAAGCTGCTGCTATTGCTCTTGCTGTAAAGCGCGGAGAGAAACCAAAATCAGAATTGTTTGGCGCTGCAAAAGAAATGTACAAGATGTCTGAAAAGGATCTTGAGGATTATGCGAGCACGAAGCATGATGATATTCCTTATAAGGTAGATGAAGCAAAAACAGACATCTATCACAAACATATGCTAAAGGCGCTGGCCAAATCTCGTTTACCAAAGGATCACCAATACACTTCTTCTATCGCAAACAATGGTGACTTTGTTGTTTTTGACGGCAGTTCGCGGATTGTAGGTAGAATCAGAAAGGGTGAACATGATCTAAAGGAATATGCGAGCACGAAGCATGATGATATTCCTTATAAGGTAG